GCATGGGGCAGCCCCGATGACTCGAGACTTGTCGAAATGAACCCTCCCTCGTAGGAGTGTGTTATGTCCAGTTTCACGTAGCGGTTTCGTCCAAGGTTTAACGGCTAGAATGCCTTACCAAGCGGAGTTACGCTACAGGAAACGGTGATACTGAACATGAACACACCACTTTGAGAGGAGGCTCACAATATCAAACCCTTGCAATATAGAGAAGAAAAGCGCACACAGCTATGCCACGGAGGCAATAGCTCCACCAAAGGCCTCCCCGGCTTCGGCAACGGCATCGGCGATGTCGACAATGCCATGACCTTCTTGAGACATTCCCGAAACGAGATTGTCCCAAGCACCCTCAGGGACGGCCTTATGGTGAATATGTGATGCGCAAGCAGGATTACTGGGATCGAAGCGCGTCCGGTATTCGATGGTTACGATGTACGTGAGGGAGACCTCCGCAGTATTTCGAACCAGTACCGGCGCAAAGCCTTCAAACCCGAGAGGCAACGTGGCCAAGTTGATCACGGTCGACCCATGAGTGAAATCTGAGCGAGTAAAATCCGCCAGAGTATTCATGTTGAAGGGGACCAGATCACAAGTCACGCCGCGCAGAGCAAGCTTTGCAGCGGAACAAAGACGAGGTGGATTCAATGCCATGGCGGCACTGGAGTAGTCCTCCCAGGTATCCGTGGTAGCTGCGAGATCCGGCATATATCTTAGCCGAGCGATCTCCACAATACCAGCGGTGGTCTGGAGGGCCTCCCCGTTCATGACCTGAACCGTCACAGATGACGGCGTCATTGTCCCATTCTTCGTCGGGTCAGTATCCTGCGTATAAAGTCTGACATTACCATCCTCACCCGGACCTACACCATTGATCGGTAGAGCCCACCCGGCAGCTGAAGAAGCCATGGCGACTCCAGTCGACCATACACCGGCAGCCCCATTGGAACCGAAGTGCATGATCGGGCCGCAGAGCACAGCTTGGCGGCTCGTAGTGAAACTACGGGTGATCCTTACAGGGGTATAGGGTCCGACTGAACGAGGCAAAGGCATGTGGAGCGGCGACAGCGCACACATGGCACGCCGGGCTGTTCGAGCAGTCCATCGGGAAGGATTTGTTCCTCCGAAGGGCCTACTCGGGTAAGCTCCCACACCTTGTTCAATACCAGTGAGGCCGCGAGTCCTAGAAGAACGTCCAGGACGTCTCGGAGCTCGGCGACCGGCATTGATGGTCTCGTTAACAGTCACACGGGGGATGTTTGAGCGCGCAGTGCGCCTCGCAGACTTTACTTTGGAATTTGCCATTCAGGATGCCTAGGTTCCTACAGGGACACGCACAACTCCGTCCGGAGTGCTACGGAATTAAAACAAAAAAAAAAAATGAATTAAATTAATTAGAATCCGTAGGCATTTCGGGCCTTGTTTGTGTGTCGCTGGCCCTCATCAGTTGACGGGCGACTAGGCAGAAACCGCAGGCACATGGAGACCAAGATTGTAGTCCCACGTGCTAGGGTTCCTAACCAGGGTAGTTCGCTGCTTCGAGCGGAACTGTTTAAGGAGAGGGCGACTGAGATGTTTAACAGTCCAGCCCTCATCTTCGCGTAGCCTCGCAAACGGCGAGTTAGCGTACACCTGGTAATGAAGGAGACCTGGAGGTCCCTCCTGTTCTGGCAATTCATTCTTCTCTATCATTTCGCTTTTGCGCACAAGACCGAACTTGTAGGTTCGGTTCGAGTTCAAAATAGGAACGTCACGTCGATAATTGGCCTTCTTGATGCTTACACAAACTCCTTTGAGTTTGGCGGAAGAGAGAGTGCAGTCGGTACAGGCTTGTCCGACGAGTTTCTCCTCATTTCCAGCCCACTCTGAGAAGTGAAGTTGAGCTAAGAAAGCTGCCAGCTGCTTTTGAAAAGGGGTAAATCTCGGGTTGATCCCAGGTGGGGCTTGAACACCGAGCCCACCCAATTCGCAGGCAGCAAAGATATTGACGTTACCATTCCTTGTGAGTTCCTTAACCGACTCCATGTTGTAATGAACGAAGCGACGGAAGGCCCGTTCCGGGTTTATCGCATCGTCGAGGAGCAACTGGAGATTAGCCGAAACGGGCTTCGCACGGTTTTCTGGGCGAACGCAGGCACTAGGAATGAGAAGACCGGGATTTAGAAAACCGATCTTCCGAAGATTCTTGGACCTATCGTTCCAGACAAAGGACTCACTATTCACAGTCAGGAAGTCGCGGGAGATGTAGTTCTTCCCGACGGACAAACTGAACCCGACGGCTTTGATCCACTTCTGCCAAATGGGGTAGAATTCATCATTCGACCTAAAGAGGATGTCGTCACCGTTCACAAGGACAGGGAGCTCGGAAATGTCCATCCGGCGACCCAAATATTCCTCCAATGCAGTCCAGTACGCGACAAGATTGATCGCGCACAATATCGGAAAGCTCAAGGGACTGCCCATGAGCTGACCATTCTGCATGAGGAACGGCTTAGACATTTCAGGATCGGAAAAGTAGCCTTGTTCGGCCTGATCGTAGCTGACTAGGTGATTACCCAGAACAGCCATGAAAACTTTCCTTTCCTGGTCTGAAGCCTTGATTGAGTCGCAGAAAGATGACATCGCCATGCGATTGATCTCCTGTCCTAGTCCATCCGTAGCCGCAGAATAGTCCCCACTGACCCACTTGTCAAAATCAAGTCCGAGATCCACTGTTTTATCATGGATCCAGAACAAGTCATCAGACGTAAGCGGTCTTCCTATCAACCGGAATTGGTCGAAGGAATCGTGAAGATGACGCCACATTGACTTTTGGGCGCACTTGGATGCTGCATAGGCTATCGGATTTCCTGCTGTGATTAGTCTACATTTCAGAGGCTCCAAGATTGGCTTGACGCTGGCACAGCAGTGACCACGCATGTCGATTTCGTCCTCAGCGAGGTCGAGAAGAAAATCGAAGCCGATCTGGGGAAAACCGTAGGTACTGACCGTCCGGTTCTCCCAGGGAATAAAGTCCATACGCAGCAAGTCGACGAACGTCGATTGGTTGGTACTGCCCGTGCCGGCCCAGCGGGCGACCTGGCGAATAGCGCCTAGTCTCCCACCGCGGCCCCGGGACCAACCTTTGGATGCATGCGTTGTGGACTCATACTCCTTCCTCTGAATAAAAGCGCTGCCGAAGCGATCGGAAACAGTCCTCCAACGGCCAAAATGGCGATGACCCGTCTTTCTCCTCCAGAGCAAATCAAATTTTGTCTTGAGGGACTCCACACATCCGTGCGGGAGAGGATCGACAGGGGTCGTGAGGGCTTCTCGATGCTTCAGCAGCGTAGACTCTATGAACTCATCATTAACTTGTGCGCAACCTCTCTTGACTCCTTGAAGGAGAGCCACGAAGACCTGAGCCGAACGGATAGAAGATGTCCGACTAACAAGCAGGTTCTGAAAGTGGCGCCGGGCACGACCGGCAAGAGGGAAGCGAAATTTCTCACTAACACCTTCGGGAGAAGCGGGTACAGGATTCCTCTGCCACTGTGCCATCGGCCAGGCAGTGAGGAACTTCATCCGCTTCACTAACTGTTCCTGACTTTCTGACTCGTAAAGAAAGGCCAAAAGAGGCACGTAGTCAGATAAGGGGAACTGAAAGAAAATCCCATCAGCGTCTATCAAGCATTCCACCAGTGAACGCATAAAGCAAAAGATGCTATGGTGAAAGTGAGATTGCAAGGTACCTTTAGGCAGACGGCGAACGCCACCCAAGGTTGAGATCTTAACCCCAGCCGACTCCAGAAGCGGGAACAATTCCGCAATGCTAGAGTCGACCGAGGTCTCGACAAGTCCAGCGCCATCGCTGGTGAGGGCTGCCACCACCAGATCGAAGAACGCGAGTGCAGCAAGCTCGCGTCCAGTTTTGTGTTTGTTCACAGGAAAAGACTTCTGTGAATTGACC